TCTAAATGTACCGATTTCTAGGTTAGAGACAGAAACAGCGTTTGCTATTGGTAGAGCGACTGAAATATCAAGAGATGAAGTGAAATTTTCACGATTCGTTGATAGACTTAGACTTAAATTCTCTAGGTTATTTGATGATGTCTTAAGGACTCAACTGATATTGAAGAATATTGTATCAGAAGAGGATTGGATAAAATCAAAAGAGTATATCAGTTATGACTTTCAAAAAGATGGTCATTTCGTAGAACTCAAAGACGCTGAGATATTGAGAGAAAGAGTTAATACTCTGGAACAGTTAGACCAATTCGTTGGTAAATACTACTCACAATCATGGATTAGGAAAAATGTTCTTAGACAATCAGAAGCTGAAATAAGGGATATCGATAAAGAAATCGAAGCCGATAAAGCAGCTGGTGGTGATGAAGAAGAACCAGAATTTTAGGAGTAAATTATGACAGACAAAACAAGAAATTTCATTGACCAAGTGGTTGACGGCAATAATGTAGAAGCTGGTGAGACATTTAAAAGTGTCATGCAAGACAAACAACTAGATGCAATCGATTTGAAAAGAGTTGAACTGCAATTAGATTGGATGAATAATAACGAACAACAAGAAGGATAGTAAAATGAGTTGGACAAGACCTGGCCAAGGATATACTTTACAAGACTCTATATCAGAAGAAAAAATGGGATTGCCTACAATGGCTATTAAACCTATAATGAAAGATATTGAAAAACTGATGAAAAAACACGATGCGTATGTTAGTAACAAAGATAAAGATGTTACAACAATCTCATCACCAAAACCTATGAAAAGTGGGTTTACTAAAGATTTAGAAAAATTATTAAAAATCAAAAGGGTAAATTTGATGAATTATCAAAAATGAAAACATTTGCAGAACTAAGAACACAGTTAGACGAAGTTAACTTCAAACAAGATATGAAGAAAAATCATCTTTCTGCTACGAAGATTAAAACTACAGAAGTTCATTATCATTCTGAAAAGAAAGGTTCTAATAAAGTTCGTGTGTTTGTTAAACCTAAGTCAGCAAAAGAATTCGAAGAACTAGGTGTATTTAAAGACATGAATACAGCTAAGAAGTCCGCTGAACAGTTTGTTAAACTCATGGGTGAAGACATTGACGAAGGTGTCAGTCTTTGGAAAGAGTTTAGAGAAAAGGCTGAAGAATCAATTATCAAAGAAGATGATTCACTTCATGAAGCTATGCTTACTTACAGAGTTCAGAAAATGCAAAAACCTGAAATTGATAGATTTAATTCAGCTGGTAGAATGATGAAATTGAAAGTCAAATTCAATCATGGTAGAAATGATTCATTAATAGTAATGACAGGTACTAAAAAACAACTAAGAGATTTTGATGCAGTTGCTAGAGGTAAATCCTCATACGGTGACCCATCATTAGCAATAAAACACTTTGATGAAGACAATTTAGACGAATTTGGTACACCAAATATGTCAGCTGCACAAAAAGCTAACTTGCGTCGAAGTATAAAAAATAGACAGAATAAGAGGTAAATATGAGTTGGACATCACCAGGACATGGTTACAAAATGATGATGGAAACAACTTATCTTCGTGAAGAAGTAATTGAATACGAAATTGAAAAACTTAACAATACTATAGACGGAAGAGCTGAGATAGATAAATGGAATTCAATTGGAAAAAAGATGGGAGTAAAAGTAGTAATTCAGAATTTCCCAAGGAAAGGGGGTAACCCTGTAGTGGTAACAATGACGGGCAATAAACAGAAACTAAAAGACATGGATAAATTGGCGAAAGATGAAAGTCTCATTGCCAGCAACGATTGGAGTGTAGTCAAACATTTTGACGATAAAGCGTTAAAGTACTACAAACAACGCAGCTTGTCAGGTAAAGCGTTGAAGAAAAGAGAAGTCTACTTTCAATCAAGAGATAAATAAGAGGTAAATATGAAATTAATATCAGAACAATGGTCAGATGATGTAAATTATCTAATCGAAGAGGATCCTAAGACAGGTAAGAAACATGCCTTTATCGAAGGTGTTATGCTTCAGACAGAAGTAAAGAACAAGAATGGTCGCATTTATCCTAAAGAAGTAATGCAGAAAGAAGTCGCGCGTTATAACAAAGAATATGTTGAACAAAATAGAGCATATGGGGAACTAGGTCACCCTGAAGGACCAACAATCAATTTAGAGAGAACATCTCATCTAATAACAAGTTTAAAAGAAGATGGAAATAATTTCATCGGAAAAGCAAAAATCTTATCTACCCCTATGGGAGAAATAGTCAAGAACCTTCTTAACGATGGTGCAAGACTAGGAGTATCTAGTAGAGGTATGGGTTCACTAAAGGCCGACAAACAAGGTGTGAATATGGTACAATCCGATTTTCAGTTAGCTACCGCTGCTGATATCGTTGCAGACCCTTCAGCACCTGATGCTTTCGTAAATGGCGTCATGGAAGGTGTTGAGTGGATTTATGAGAACGGGTTGATCAAAGCGAAAAAGATAGAAGAATATAAACATTCTATCGCTCGTGCGAGAACTCATAAACTTCAAGAAGTTAAATTAAATGTATTTAATGACTTCCTGAAAAATTTATAATACATAAATACTATTAATACAATATTAAAGTTTTATAAAAAAGGAGTATTCTAATGTCAAGTTTAGAAAACACAATAGGCGAAGTAATCGCAGAAGCAGCTGATATTCAGCATAAAGTCCCTGGAAAAGGTGACTCAGCTCCTGCCGCTATGTCTAGTCCTGATGCAGACGAACCAAAGAAAGATTCAGAAGCAGCGAAGAAAGCCGGAGATGCAACTAAACCTGCACCGAAGACTAACAAAGCTGACAACGGAGATTCAATGGAAGTGGCATCTGATGGCAAAACAAAAGTAGAAAAGGGTAAAGCAGTTAACCAAGAAGAAGTAGAATCTGATGAAGATGTTGTTTCTGAAATGGCTGATATGACTAAATCTGAAATGCTTAAAGCAGCTGTAGAGAAAATGAAAGAAATGTCTGGAAAAGAACTACAAGCTATGTATTCCAAAATGGAAACATCCGAGAAAGATGGCGAAGAAGACGAACAGTCCGAGTCACTAACTCGAAATGCTATAATTAGAAAAGTAGTAGAATCCCTAAAAGATCAAGAAATTTCTGAAGTCACAAACTTCATGGCAGAATTAGATAACGATGCTGATGACGGTGATTCAAAAGAGAAATTGAAAAAGACCACTAAAACTGAAGAAGATTCAGTTGAAGAAGGTGAACTTCCTGATGCTTTGAAAAAAGCGATCGCTAAGAAAAAAGGCGAAGAAGAAGAAGAAGTCAAAAAAGAAGAAATTGAAATCGACATGACAGATGACATCAATGCACTAGTTGCTGATGAAGACCTTTCAGAAGAATTCAAAGCAAAAGCTAAAACAATTTTCGAAGCTGCTGTTGCATCTAAAGTCAAAGAACAAATGACTGAAGCTGAAGCAAAGTTAGAAGAAGAAACAACACAGAAAATCGAAGAAATCAAAGATGATTTGACCGAGAAAGTAGACAACTACTTGAACTATGTTTCTGAATCTTGGGTTACAGAAAATGAATTAGCTATTGAGAGAGGACTTAAGTCTGAACTCACAGAAGATTTCATTAACGGTTTGAAAAAACTGTTTGAAGAACATTATGTTGAAGTACCAGAAGACAAGTTTGATGTAGTTGAAGAACTAGCAAACAGACTTGACGAAATGGAAGATAAGTTGAACGAAGAAGTTGCTAGCAACATTGTAGCTCAACAAGATATCGAAGAACTTCAGCGTGAAAAAATTATTAGCGAGTCATCTAATGACCTTGCTGATACTCAGGTGGAGAAGCTAAAAGCTTTATTAGAAGATATAGATTTTGAAAATGTAGAGAATTTCGTAGAGAAAGTATCAACATTGAAAGAGTCTTACTTCGGAATTAAAACTTTAGAAGCTGTCTCTGACGATAGTACTGTAGTAAGTGAAGATGCAGACTTTTCAGGTAAAGGCGATGTCGCACAACCAATGAATGAGTCTATGTCAAAATACACTTCTGCATTAAGTAAATTTTCTAAGCTTGACGCTTAGAAATTAAATAGGAGAGATAAACAAATGTTTATGTCAGAAAACTTACAAGAAAAATGGGCGCCAGTCCTCGAACATAAGGATCTTCCGAAAATTGAAGATAATTATAAGAGAGCAGTGACTTCCGTTATACTTGAAAACCAAGAAAGAGCGATTAACGAAGAAAGAGGTGCGATGAATGAAGCACTTGGAGCTGGAACTGGTACTGTAGTAGGTACTGGAGCAACTGCAACTGCAGATAATTGGGATCCAATTCTTATTTCTTTAGTTCGTAGAGCGATGCCAAACTTGGTAGCCTATGATATATGTGGTGTTCAGCCAATGACAGGACCAACTGGTCTTATCTTTGCAATGAAAGCTAGATATGTTGATAGTACAACTACTGTTGATAGAACAGAAGCCTTATTCAATGAAGCCGATACAGACTTCAGTGGAACAGGTACGCATGCGGGTTCAGACCCATTTGCATCTGGTTCAGCTAACAGTGCCGTACAATCAGGTTACACAACTGGTGCAGGAGTTGCAACAGCAACTGCTGAGATCGACGCTACGATTCCAGAAATGTCGTTCACGATTGAAAAAGCTACAGTAACAGCAAAAAGCAGAGCGCTAAAAGCTGAGTACACAATCGAACTCGCACAAGACCTTAAAGCAATTCATGGTCTTGACGCTGAAACAGAATTAGCTAACATTCTGTCTGGTGAAATCCTTGCGGAAATCAACAGAGAAGTTGTTAGAACAGTTAACACTCAAGCAAAAGTAGAAGGACTAGCGTCTGAAGCTAACTTGACTGGAACAGCTGTAAACGGACAATTCAACTTAGATACAGATTCTTCAGGAAGATGGTCAGTTGAAAAATTCAAAGGTCTTATGTACCACATTGAAAGAAATGCAAATGTTATTGCACGACAAACACGAAGAGGTAAAGGTAACTTTATCATGTGTTCAAGTGATGTAGCTTCTGCTCTAGCAATGGCTGGTGTACTAGATTACGCACCTGCATTATCAACTAATTTATCAGTTGACGATACAGGAAGTACCTTTGCTGGAATCTTAAATGGTTCTATCAAAGTGTATATCGACCCATACTACACTAAAGTCGCACAGCGACCTACTGGTGTAACTGGTGGTGAAGGATATTGCACAGTCGGTTATAGAGGAACTAATCCTTTTGACGCTGGTGTGTTCTATTGTCCTTATGTACCATTACAAATGGTTCGTGCAGTTGGTGAAGATACTTTCCAACCAAAAATCGGTTTCAAAACTCGTTACGGCATGGTTTCAAATCCATTCGTAGGAGCGACTCCGGCTAGTGGTTTGGCAACAGCTAACACTAACTCTTACTACAGAAGTTTCGAAGTTTTAAACCTTCTATAAGCAAAGTAGTAATAAAACAAATTTTGTTTTCAAAGACCCCTTTAAGGGGTCTTTTTTTTGGCATAAATATAAGTACAATGAATGAAACCTCTAACAATAACGACAGATCGAACTGGTACGGTATTGAAGAAGGAAACTATAAGATAAAAGATATGATGATACAATA